GCTACATTCGTTTCTCCGTAGTTTGCATCAAAGTCTGTACTGATAAATCTACTGTAGAGCAAGGGTGGGTACAGACCAGCCAAAGTAAAATTCTGGCCAGCCGAGACGTATACCGCCTTGAGATTAGTAGATAAGTTGGAATCAAAAATCATTCCAAAAGGAAAATAGGTAGCCTCCTCATATGTGTACGTAGGAGAAGCTATCTTTTCAGCATAATAGGGTACTTCCATCTCCATCACATTCCATATTCCTGATTGTGTTACCACTGCGCCATTATCTATTTTCCTATAGGCAATGGGGAATGATGTTTCCCCAGCTCGCATAGTAAAGCTCATAAGGTCCTGAGCGGTATCAATTGAACACACTTTGAAGCGTAGAGATCCATAATGATACATATACATAGAAGCAATTTGATCAAAGAGCCCCAAGTTAGCCATCTCACTCTCGTCCTCATACTGAAGAATAGAGTTGGTCACTGCTGAAGCTGACACGGGCCTGTCAGACCACCTGTACAAAAAATCACCTACGTTGGGAGCGTCAGCAAAATTTTTAAAGGCATGGCATTCACTACCACCTTGCACACATTCAAAATTGGACGAATTCATGTGTAGGGTGGTAAGGTTCATTTGAGCTTCTGCAATTAAAACATTATCACCGGCAGGAAGCTTGGGTCCTCTGAAAACAAAGTCATCTCCCACACCTTCAAACAATGCCAGTACCACATATGGAGTTTCATCTCCCCCGGGGGTTAAAGCCCCCATAAGAGAAATCGTTAACTTAGGAACATAATAAGTCTGATCTCTAGCTGTCTGTATGAACATAAGCGGACTCAGATAAGGCACCTCAAAGCAATAATTGCTATCGCCTTGGGCTGTTATAACTTTATTCCAAGTAACGGGATGGACTGTTTCGTCTTCCTCTCCATCATAATCCCAATTGACAGTGATCAATATCCTATAAGAAGTAGTTATAGCAGCAAACATGTGCAAAGAGTATCTCATGGACCCTCTCCATAATCTGAAATACCTACACCAATTGTTGGCATATGAGTTCCCAAAAGAACCCGAATTATAAACTGGGGTTATAGACCTAACAAGATTATCTCCCACATCAGTAAAAGAGGTAGACTCCACCATCGCAGGAATCTTACACATTTCTACAATATCCGTAGTGGAAAATATCTCACCCATAAGTTCTTGATTGGGGGTCTGCTTTTCCCTTTTTGCTCCTAGATAGATCGAGTCAGCAGCAAATCCAGCTGTCGATAAGTTTCCAAAAGGCGTCAACTTCATTGATGCCCCCGAACTATGATCTGGATTGAGATCACTCATGCCGGTCATTTCCTTGACCTGATTAACAGCCTTCTGCCCTGTTTTGAACATACCATGAAACCAGTCTATACCCCCGGTAACACTTGCAAACGCCGTAGCAGCCGCAACCATAATACCAGCATCTCTAACATCAGCCTGTGCAATGGCATATCCAACTTTCCTTTGTGCAGGTGGAGGTTTTTTGGTATCCCCCTGTTTAGTATTGCCCCGATTTGCATACACCGCTGGAGCAGGTGTACGCAAACCTGTTACCTTTATATTTTCAAAATTTGCCGTAATCAAAAAGGTAACAACATTTGGTACAGAACTATTTACTCTGAGTAATGACCAAACTCTTGTATGCAACTCTCCCATTTTCTCAATGCCATTAGTGGATGGAGGCAATCTCATATCTATCCACAGATCATTGGAAAAGTAAGGTAATGTTATATCAACTGAATCCTTGCTTTGTATTGAACATATCAAAGCATTGGGTCCATTGGGTATCTGAGTTGTGCCATAACGGTCGGTTAATGTTCCACCTAGCAATTCGGTGTACATTCTCCCTACTGTGTAATAACCATACTGAAATGGAGATGATTGAGACTGAATCTTAACACGACAATCTGCCCTTAAGTATCTAAAATACTGAAACAGATCTTTGTGTGGATGATTATACCATAACTCTACCCATGGATTTACATTAAAACCAGCACCTCCAGTAACCACACTATGACTATAAGGTCTAGACAAGAGTGATAAAGGAGTTTGATCAGCATAAGTGGAAAACAATGAGTTCTTGACTGCTAACGCGAACCCATCATCATGTACCAGCGTAGGTTCTGTCTGGAGAAACTCAACATTGGTCATAGCATCGGTGGTAACCTCCGATGCCGCCTTGAGTGGGGCATTTCCTTGCTCGGAAATGCCATGTGAGGCATTTTTAGTCTCACTATAATTATCATTATTAAATGTAGCGATTGAATTTTCAAAACCCACATCTGGTCAATCAACAGATGTAGGTGTTTTTGTGCCCTCTATAAAGGCATTGTGAATGGAGTTGCTGCAAGCTATAGAGGTCTTGAGATACTCACAACCCTATCCTATCCACAATTTAGTTTCCGGATTCTAACCGCGGGTGCCACAACATTGCCAAATGTCGCGCCCCAAATTTTAAAGGTTACTATAGAGACTGCACCGAGTGTTTCCACTCAGTGTAGTCTTTCAATATGACTGCAGAATCGCAGCCCCATGAGCTATTCATATACCTATTGTGAAAGTAAGCATATGAGATTTTAATCAAAGGCACTGCTCGCTCACTGCATTTTGCCTCCAAGTCTCTTTGGAATTCCTCATAGAACCCCTGGCCCCCATGGGATGCCTCCAATTGAGCCATAAAAATATTTTGTTGGAGTTGCTCATTGAGATCTTCCCCGTTATCTCGTACATACAACAACATACCATAGATGCTTTCTTTTCTCAACAAACCATGCCAATAATCATCCACCTTGACAAAGGAACGCCCCAAAAAGTCAACCTCTAGTTCATCGAGGTAGGGTTTGTTCACCCCACCTTTTGATGGATTGGTATAAATCATACCAAAATATTTAGTATACACCTCCTTAATAAGCAGCATGTTAAACTTTTCATACTGAGCCAACACTGAACCTATCTGATCATCACCATAAATAGCCAGGCGAACAGCATGTTTCCATTCAGCGTAAGTTGCTGTAGGGTAAGCAATAAAAAAAGGCCAACTTGTGAACAATGTACATCAAAAAACTATTAACATAGCCAGTCAGCCAATGGCCAGAAGGATGTCCACGACCAACGTAGTACACCCCGCTACCTTTAATTCGAAAATTCTGAAATATGCTCATACAACAGCATAACAGCTCATTATAATCTTCAGAATCCTCAACATAACCATACCATTGGTTAATATGTATGGCCATTGCATATCCAACCCATGGAGGAACACTAACATCACATCCGCTGATATCTCCTCCAAAGAAATTAACTTTTTCTCCTTTTCTAAAGATAAACTCGTGGAGCAAATGCCAATGGGCTCCGTGAGGATTAATCCCTATTTTACAAGCAGACACCAAGCTGTGGGCTTTAACATGAGAAATATAATCTCCAAGAACTGCCTTAGTCCAAGCAACATAAGAAGGCTCATCACCCATAAATTCTCTAGGATCCTTTTCTTTAGGTATCAATTCTGACTTCAGATTGCGAGTCACAACATGAACAGGTATAATTTTCTTTCTGGCCATATCTCTCAAGATACACATCTGATTTTTAAACTCATCACTCAAAAATCTTTCGGCTATCTTAA